TAAAGCAGTAGAAGATCATGACAAAATAAAACAAGAATTATTCCAGCATTTGAATGATAACATTGAAAAATGGTGGGATTAAAATTATAATTATGAAAGAATACATTGCACCCCTATTACGATTTGGAGCGTTAATATTATTATTAACTACTATTTACGAACAAAATAACGCCATAAACGAATACAAAGCAAAAGCTAGTGTTAACATTGATAGTTTGCAAAATGAATTATTTATTAATCAATCTAATGTTGGTAGATATGAGACTGCATTAGGACTATTGAGTGAAGAGGATAGTGTTGCTGCTAAAAAATTTGAAGATAAACTAAGCGAAACCGAGTAGTATATATTTATGTGTATGAATACTCAACTTACTATAGTCATTCCATGTAAAAATGAAGGTAGAGGTGTTATTGATACATTAAAATTAATACGTAAACAACAAGTAGACTGCCAAGTAATAATAGCTGATTCATCAGATGATGAAGGTACATTATTATTACTTAAAAAGTACCAAGCAGCATCTCCAATGGTTACTCGAATAGTATCTGGAGGTTTACCATCAGTGGCTCGTAATATTGGAGCTAAGTATGTTAAAACACCATACGTGTTATTTTTAGATGCTGATATATATCTACAAGAACCTGGTATAATTAGTAAGTGTTTAGCTATGGCTGTAGGTGGAGATTACGATTTGATTACCTGTCGCTTTAAAACGTTGGATGGTAAATATGATTTTATTTTTCAAATATTTAACGCTGTACAATCAATTATTTCAAAATTCACACCATTCGCTATAGGTGGTTTCATGCTATTTAAAACAGAAACATTCAGATCATTAGGTGGATTTGATGAAGAAGTTAAAATAGCAGAAGATTATCGTTTAAGTAAACAGATAAAACCCAACAAATTTAAAGTAGTTAACAAAGTAGCTTACACCACTAGTAGACGATTTGAAAATAAAGGTGTATGGTATATGGTTAAATTAATGGTTAATAGTTGGTGGAACAGAAACAACCCAGAATGGTTTAAACACGACCACGATTACTGGAAATGAATTACAAAGCAATCATCGCTTCAGACCTACATTTAGGTACTAAAGACTCCCAAGCAAAAGAATTTATTGAGTTCCTAGAACAACACCCAACAGACCTCCTTATATTGAATGGAGATATAATTGATGGATGGGCACTTAACAGAGGTGCTAAGTGGAAAAAAGGACATACTAAAGCAGTAGCGGCTCTACTTAAATTATCTAATAAAACTAAAATCATTTGGATTAGAGGTAATCACGATGAATTCTTATCTGAATTTATAGGTAGCCACTTTGGCAACATTGAGATTAGAGAAAACTATGTTATTAATACTAGTAAATGGGTAGCAGATGATTTATATGAGCAACAACGTTATTTCGTATTTCATGGTGATGTTATAGATGTATTCATTACTAAGTATAAATGGTTATCTAAAATAGGTTCTATTGGTTATGATTTCGCTTTATGGATGAATAGATGGTATAACAGATATAGAGCATGGCGTAAGTTACCTTACCAATCCATATCTCAAGATATTAAAGCAGGAGTTAAAGCAGCAACTAATTACGTTAATGACTTTGAAACTACAGCTATTAAAATGGCTGCTCAAAATGGATGTCACGGTGTTATTTGTGGACACATCCATCAACCAGCTGATATACGCATTAATGGAGCTCATTATCTAAATTCAGGAGATTGGATTGAAAATAGAACTGCAATCTTATTGGATTATCAAAGCAATCTTACTATATTTAAGTTGTAATTAAATTTAGGTTATGAAATTAGTAGCAATAGGGGATATCCATGGTCACGATTCGTGGAAACAAGTCGTAGCACAAGAACAAGATGTAGACATGTTTGTGTTTGTAGGTGACTACTTTGATTCATTTACAGTTAAAGGTCTAGACCAAATTAACAATTTCCTAGATATTATTGAATTTAAAAAGCAATCTAAAGTGCCCGTTGTAATGTTAATTGGCAATCATGATTATCATTACTATCCAGGTATTGAGGATAGTGGTACATCAGGATATCAAACATTAATGGCTCCATCAATTCAAGCAGTTATAAATGACAATAAACACAATCTACAATTAGTTTATAAGTTAGGTGAGTTTGTATTTTCACATGCTGGATTAAGTAGTGAATGGTTAGATGATACATTTGTAGAGTGGGATATAGAGGATTTAGACGATGCTGTTAATGATTTATTTACATATCAACCTAATAAAGTTGCTTATCGCTCATTCAAATATTATGATTATGAAAATAACCAAGCGGTATTAGCTAGTGGTTATGGAAGGGAAACGTTTCAAGGTCCACTTTGGATTAGACCTGAGTCTTTAATGAAGGCCAATTATGATACACTACGTAACCAAATTATTCAAGTTGTAGGACATACAACCAGAAAACAAATTGATATTGAAGGTAAATCTACAGGTGGCCGTTACTACTTCATAGACACATTACCAAGAGAATATTTGATTGTCACTGATGGGGTCGTATCTTCAGGCAAATTAAATAATGAAAAAGCCCAAACAAAATAAAACACCCGAATTCGTTATATTCAGTGAGGATGGATTCTTCACTGGATTAGCAAATGGGGGTCAACCACAATGGTCAATGGATATTAAAAACGGTAAACCGTTTAGGGATGAATGTAAGCTAGGAGCATTACAATACGTTGTAGGTGCTAAAGAATTATTAATTGAATATATAAATTAGGTTATGAGTTTAAAATATACATTACAAAGCCTTAGATGGATTAAAGCATTATGGAGTCCCTTTAAACCATTCAAAGTTAGTTTCTACGCTGGTAAACTATCAATAGGTACTCCATATTTCTTTCCTAGAAAATGGGTTAAATATACAGATGCAGATGCAATAAAAGCATCTGTAGAACATAAAGCTAATAAAGATAAAGTATTAGTATCTGATAAGCAACTGTTTAAAATGTATAAAAACTATAGCAAAGCAGTACCAATTAAAGTTGGATTCGATTGGTGTAGTTTAGGATGGAAAACAAAATGGACAGATACTGATTTCAGACATGAATGGAACCCAGTATTTACATTTGTATTCTTCGGCTACCAAATTGCACTAACAATTTACAGCCCATATCGTAGTCATTATTGGGAAGCATGGTTATATTATGAATATGCTACTGATAAAACTAAATCAAAGCGTGAGCGAATAGAACAGTGTAGAAAAGAGCATAATCAAACTTGGACAGTTAGTGGAGGTGAAATAGACTATTACGAATATATACTCAAACCAAAATATCTAAAATGAAACGAGCAGATAAAAATAAACTAGTATTAAAAGAACTGATTGATAAGATGTTTGAGATAGCAGGTCATCCTCTTAAATTTGAAGATGTTGAAGGTAGAAAGGATAATTGGTTTCAACAACATACAATGACTGAAGCCCAAAATGAGGAGTGGCGAGAGTGGGGTACTAAATTCATAATGAAAAAACATCGTTACAATAAGTATCTAGCTGATCGTGAAATGAGAATGCTAGATTTATATTGTGGATTAAAAATATCAGACTATGAAAAATAATTATTGGATTTCAACAGTAAGTACAACAGTAACAGGTTATAACAATATAAACTTTATATACAATGCCAGTATATCCTAAAGAAAGTCCTGAGTATAGACAGAAAATATTAAAATCGTTCTATAAACAGGTTCAAGAAACAAATTGGGGTGTACCTGAAGAACGTATTTGTAAGCGTAGAGGGCGTAAACCACAAGAGCGAGTAATAGTACAACGAGAAATAAAATCACAAACTAAATTCTTTAATTTTCATTAATATGGAAAACAAATATCAAGCATTAGGCAGTAATTTATTCGGATTTGAAATATTCGAAGAAGTATTTAAAGTAATAAACGAACGTGGTTATGAAAGTAACGAACAAATGTTTAAAGCAGGTGTAGCAAGCGCTGAAGCCGCAGTTAGACGCTTACGTGAAGAATACTACGAATCAATATCTAAGGATACTGGTGAATAGCTATATTTATCGGCATGAAGAAATGCCTATTAGCTCTGTTATTATTAGTTAGTTTTACAGTTACAGCTCAAGATGTAGTTATACTAACACACAAAGCGTACACAACGCACTACAGTAAATCAAAACACTATCCGGTTAAAGTTGAATGGTGGATTACTAAAGCAGGCTTAACATGCCCTGTTAAAGTAAAACGCGGTGATAAATTTATTGCTGACCCAAAATTACCAACTG